TTAGCGCGGAACAGGGCGGAACGGTCCTGCCGGTCCTTATGGGGTCAGACCCCGAAGGCAGACCAAATTCATTCGATCATGTTGGCGTAATCCCCGTCCTGGTCAAAGCGATCCAAGAGCAACAGGCTCAGATCGAAGAGTTGAAGCGTCAGCTTTCTATCCCTGTAAAACACGCGCAAGCGCGCTAAGGAGACGAAAATGAGAAAGACTGTTATAGCGACCCTGCTCGCTGGTGCGCTCGGTGTCGGCTACGCTCTGGCACAAGCCGTTCCGGTCCCGCAAGTTGCTGCTGTTAATGCAACCGCCGATCTAATCCAGGTAATTCCAGGCGGCGCCCCGACCGCGAGAAGTGTGTACGGGACGGCGGCGCAAGTCACCGCGATATCGGGCTATAAGGATCTCGGCACGATCACGACCGACCCTGCCTACACGGCAACCACAGGCGTATGGAACGTCTTTGGTCATGCCACCGGAACGATCACCGCGGTTACGCTTACTGCCCCGGCAAGCCCCGGCGACGGTCAACGGCTCTGCTATTGGGCCGATCAAACGACCACGACGCTCACATTTACTGCGAATACAGGACAGACGATCGACGCAAGCGTGCTCGCCGCGGGCGTGGCAAAGGTATCGCAGTGCATCACCTACAGCTCGACGACTAAGGCTTGGCGCTCATCCAACTAAATGCCGTGGGATGCAAAAAGCTTCGCGTCGAAGCACAACAAGAAGCTCCACGGCAAAGCCGCAAGCAAAGCCGCGGAGCAAGCTACTGCGATGGTCAGGGAAGGAGTACCGGAAGGAATAGCGATCGCGACGGCCAACAAGACAGGCAATAAGATCCAGAAGAAAGGCCGGCGCGCAGCCCTGTACGATCATCCGAGATCAAAGTCACATGCCTAACCCTACCCTTTCCGATCTAGCGAGCAGAACAATGGCCGGCAAAAAGAATTGGATCAAAAAGGGAGCTTCCAAGCATCCGGGCCTATTCGCCGAGAAGGCCGCTCGAGCCGGCAAGACCACGCGCGAGTACGCGCAGGAAAAGAAACACGCCGGCGGCACGTTGGGCAAAGAGGCTGTTTTCGCAAGTAATGCCATGGCCGCAGGCAAGAAGCGGCACAAGTCAAAGTTATACGACCACCCCAAGTCTCATTCCGATTAGGAGCCGCACCATGGCCGAAGAAAAAGCCAAAGAGGGCAAAAAAGAGAAGAAGCCTTCGCTGTACGATCACCCGTCTAGCAAGCGGCATAAGGAAGAGGGCAAGGGCGGGAAAGAGCACGCGCCGAAGTCAGAGAAAGAGCCCAAGCCCGAGAAGGAAGGTCATACCAAGCAGGCCGAGCCGAAGGCGGAGCATCCACACAAGGCGATCCACGAGCGCCACCACGAAGAGCGTGAGTCGATGCACGGCTCGCACGAAACAGAGCGCCGTGATCTGCACGGAAATCACCGCGAGGAACACCGCAAGATGCACGAGCGCCATCAGAAGGCGCATAAGGAGATGCACACCCGGCACCTCGAGGAAATGAACGCCGCGGCCCAGGGGCCAGGCGCAGAGATGATGCCAGGCACGCCAGAGGGTGCAGCTCCAGGGGCCGCACCAGGCGCGCAAGCGATGGCAGCGGCCCCTCCGGGCGCCGCACCGGGAATGCCACAGCCAGGAGCGTAGGCTATGGTTGACCTTGTAAGCATGGAGAAGGACGACGACGATGTGCTCGATCACATGGCCGTCAATCCAATTCTAAACTCAAAATACCCCTATCATCTGAAAATTGCGTTGACCCACAAGGAGTTTGCCAAACTTGGCTGCGACCCGTCCGTTGCCGAACGAGGCTGTATCGTGGAGGGCCGTTTCAAGGGCGAGATCATAGACGTTCATTTTCCAGAGGATCCAAAAGACGAAAAATGTCGGTGCGAAATACAAATTCAGGAGTTAGGACTAGAGTGCGAGGGTGAGGAAGAAGAGAACGAAGAGGAATAGGGCCATGCCCCCGGTCAGAATTGTAGATACCAACTACGGCGACCATCGCCATGACAAAGCGCCGCCCGTAAAAGGCAAACCGACACTGGTAGTGTCCGATCCGGAACCGCCGAAGGCCAAGCTCGAGGAAAACGGCTCCGCAGACACAGAGTCGCCAAAGGCGAAGCGGAAAAAGAATAAACCAAGAAAATAGGGGACCTTTCGATGCGGTGGCTGTGGCCTGACGGCTTTGTAGGCGACGATCCGGCCTCACGGCGCAATGCCCGCTGGCTGGCACTCGCGCTGGCGCTGATTGCGCTGATTGCGCTAATACCGGCCGCAGCAATGTCGCAAGGCACACTGTTGCAAGCCGGCCCAACCACACAGGGCCACGCTCCGGCTTACATCAATCAAGGACAGACAGGATCCCAGGCTGTTGTATTGGACTCCGGTCCGGCAAGTGGTGGAGGCTCGGGCCTTGGCCTAAGCGAGCTCAACATCACAGCGCGGGGCACCGGTTCGGCGCCGTTCGTCGGGCAGGGTACAGGACCCAACGGCGAGGTTGCGTGCATCCTGGACGCTCCTGCGAACAGCACATCCGGGTATCACTATCTGTGCTTCTCCGCCAACGTCCTAAGCGGCGGTCTGATAAGCTACGGGGCGGCCGGGACCGCAACACCGCAAACGCTTAACTTCAATTTCAATGGCACGGCGATAGCACCTGTGACATGCTCGGGCACGCCATCGAGCAGCTTCGCCACCGTCAACGGGATTGTGACCCATTGCTAAATGCCGATCACATCAAATGATATCGCCAACCAGGCTATCCAGCTCATAGGCGACAACCAACCGCTTGTCACAGGGCAGGCGCCAAGCTTCGACAGCTCTACAGCCGGGGTAGCCCTTTCCAAACTATACGTTCCGTGCGTGCAGACTGTTGCACGGCAATTTGCCTGGGACATGGCGCGCAACACGATCGCGCTAACCCTAAGCGGCAACACTCCGCCGTTCCCATGGACATTCGAATATCTCTACCCGACCAACGGGATCGAGGTGTGGCAGGTTCATCCTAACAATCTAGGTGACGTCAACAATCCACTGCCGCTCAATTGGAGCATTGCGAATGCCGTAGTCGGCGGCCAGCAGCAACGGGTAGTGTGGTCAAATCTGGCGAGTGCCTACGCGACCTACAACAATAATCCGAACGAGAACACTTGGGATTCGCTCTTCCGCGAGGCTGTGGTACGACTACTCGCCAGCGAATTGTCCATGGCGGTTGCAGGCAAGCCGGATGCGGCCCAAAGCTATCTCGAGTCCGGCGGAGCGTTTGAGACGATCGGTGAAGCGAGAGAGGACTAAATGGTTGCCAGCCTTCAATCTCCCGCCGATATCGTCAATGCGGCGCTGGCGCAGATTGGCTATAAGAACCGCGTTGGATCGCTGTTCGAGGGGTCCAGGGCGGCCAAGAATGCGCTTGATATCTACGGGCAGACGCGCGACCAACTGTTGCGGCAGGGCGATTGGCCGTTCGCGCAGCGCGATCTAGTCGGCAATCTCATCAAATCAGCGCCCGTCGGGGGCTATGTCCCGCCAACCGTATGGGACGAAGTCAGCTATCCGCCGCTGCCTTGGTTGTTCGAATACACCTACCCAAGCGATTGCATCAAGGTGCGTGCGGTCAAGCCGCAGCCGATCTTCATTCCGAATTTCAGTCCGCAGCCGTATCTCTTCGCGGTCGCCAATGACGGCAATCAGCGTGTTATCCTGTCCATGGTGGGGAACGCCGTTATCACCTACGTCGGACAGGTCACAAATCCTACCGATATGCCGGTTGATTTTGTGGAAGCCTTTGTTGCCGCGCTAGGACGTCGCCTGGCGCCGTTGCTTACGACCATGGACGCGGTGAAGCTCGAGGCACAGGCCGAGCAGGTAGAAACGACGTTGGCTGAAAGGCAGCAGGCATGAACCTCCCGACCGACGTAGCACAGCAAGCGATCGACGCCTCCGGTCTCGATTACCTGCTTGGCGATATCGAGGACGGGTCGCGGCCGGCCCAGGTGCTCCTACGCGCCTATCAGCAATGTTTGATGCAATTACTTCGCGGCGCCAATTGGGACTTCGCGCGCAAGACCGCGCCGCTCAATCTCCTGGCGGACGCTACCGGCAACACGCCGGATGTGGGAACACTTGTGCCAGTGCCGTGGGTGTATGAATACGAGTATCCTGTCGATTGCATGAAGGCGCGGTTTATCCCGTGGAATCAGCCATTTCAAAATCCCGGTATCCCGTCGGGCAATATTACGCCGCCTAGCCCGGCCTCGCCGACCATGACGGGGCTTGGCAATCCGCAGCTAACAGGCCAGCGCATTCGGCCGGCGCGCTTCGTGATCGCTACCGATCCAAACTACCCACCGCCGGCGGGCTCTGTGACGTGGGAGGTGCAGGGGGTTAGCCCGGTAAGCAGGACGGTCATTCTGACCAACGTGCAAAATGCTTGCCTGATCTACACGTCCCTTATGCTCTACCCGAGCGTATGGGATCCGCTGTTCCGCGCCGCATTCGTCTCCTATCTGGCGAGCGAGATCGCGCTACCTCTATCGGCCGACAAGAAGTTTGGCCTCACCATGCGGGCGCAGAACATCGCGGTCGCCAAGGCCAAGATCGAGCAGGCGCGTATCAGGGACGGGAATGAAGGGACCTATAGCTCCAACCTAAGCGTAGATTGGATGGCGGCTAGGAGAACTGGTGGATCGGGGGGATGGGGGAGCGGGGGATGGGGCGACGGAGCTGGACCAGGTGTTCCTTGGGGCGGCGGGTCTTGGGACTCGTGCGGATTCTCAGATGGGACCGCCTACTGATGTCACCATCTCGCAAATTCTCCAAAATACTCTTGTGCCGCCTTAGCGTAGGCTTTTGCGGCGTCGTCCAAGTTTTCAAATATGCCAATGTGCTTCTGGTGGATGGAGGCCACCCATTTTCCGCGGGACTTCTTCCACGAAACCCCCTTGCGTCCGGAGGTATTCTTTTTTGTCAGGTTGGCGTTTCCGTTGTTTTGAGATTGCGTCGCTTCACGCAAATTACGAAATCTATTGTCGGATACATCGGTGTTAGAGTGATCGATTGTGTGGGGCGGCCAATCTCCCGTCATGTAGAGCCATGCAAGTCTGTGAGCCAAGTAGTTTTTCTGATCGATCCTGATCTGTATATACCCGTTCGACTTTTTGGTTCCGGCAGCGTTGCCGGCGCGGATAACGCGCCTATTGATCCTCCAAGTAAACGACCCCGTCTCCGGATCGTAGTGCAGGGCTTCGCGAAGGCGCTCGGCTGTGATGTTTCCCATGACCTGATGCTATCGGGAGCATAATCCCGTGGCAACTCCCGTATTGCAGCCGGCGTTCACTACGGGCGAAGTCGCTCCTAATCTCTTCGGGCGCCAAGATCTCGCGCGGCTGCACACAGCAGCGTCGACGATGCGGAATATGTTTGCATCGTACAAAGGCGGGGCCTACTCGCGGCCTGGTACGCGCTTCGTCGGTTGGTCCGCGCAATTTGGCCGTCCATTCCCTCCGCGGCTTATTCCGTTCCAATTCAGCATCAATCAGGGATTGATCCTCGAGTTCGGCAATTTCTATATGCGCGTGATCTCTAATGGGGCCCAAGTCACAGAGAATCCGATTGCCATCGTCGATGTCTCTCAGGCTAATCCAGGCGTCGTAACGACAGGCGGCTCGAGTAGCGGGGTATCGGCCACGCCGGTCAATACTTCGATCCTCGCAGCCTATGCTCCAGGAGACACCATCACGCTCGCCGGCGGTGTCTTTACTACGCCCGCCGTGCTCTCCGTTACCGATACGACGCTGCTTTCGTGCGCCATCAATAGTTCTGGCAATGTATCGCAATTAGGATCTTCCCCAGGGTACGCGCCTGGCGATACGATCACGCTTGCCGGCGGTACACACAGCGTTGCCGCAGTCGTGGCCGTGGTGACGACAAAAGTAATCGCTGTTGCTCTGATTCCAGGCGCAGACCAAGGCACCGGCGGCACACCAGGTCCGGTTGTTCTTGTCGGGACGACGGGGACAGGCGTCCATTTTCAAGTGAACGGGGTTATCGACGGGACTGGAGTCCTGGCATCCGTCGGATCAATCATAGATCCAGGATCCTATACGACCAATCCAGCGGTTCCTCTCCAGGAGCCGGTCACGGGCGGCGGCCTCGCGGCCTGCAATATAACCGTCCTCATGGGCATCAACGCGATCGCGGTGACGGTCGGTGGAACCTATAGCGCCAATCCGGCCAGCAACGCCTTCACGCAAGGGTCGACAAGCGGCAGCGGGACCGGAGCTACCTTCCAATCGGCCATCATGGCCCCGGCCGCCGTCACTGTTAGCGATCCTGGCGTCTATACGACATTCCCGTCAAATCCGGTCGGCCAAGCATCGACTAGCGGATCTGGCTTAGGCGCCCTGTTCAACGTCATATCGAGCTCCGGAGACAACGGTTTCGTTACCGGAGATTGGGTGTTCATTTCCGGCGTCGGCGGAATGACGCAGCTCAATAATCAAACCTTCATCATAACCGTGCTCACGGGGACTACATTTTCCCTGGCAGACGTCTTTGGAAATCCGGTCGATACGACAGGCTTCCCGGCCTACACCTCCGGCGGCACGGTTTCGCGCATTTTCACTTTGACGACGATCTATTCGGACGCCGACCTGGAGTGGATCAAATTCACGCAATCCGCCGACGTAATGACGCTTTGCTGCGTCAATCAGGACACCGGAACGGAGTATCCACCGCAAGACTTGGCCCGCCTTTCGGACACCAGTTGGACGTTTACGCCTGTTATTCCAGTTGCCAGCATTGTCCCACCTACAACGACAACCTTAGACCATTCAGGGGCGACCGGCACCGCGACCGTCAATTATGCGTATTGTGTAACCGCGGTTGCCAAGGACGGCACGGAAAGCGTGGCGGGGCCAATCGCGCGCCTGCAAACGAATGTCGACATTGCTGCCGCCGCAGGGACCATCACAGTCACTTGGTCGACAGTCGCCGACGCAGTCACCTATAATATCTATAAAGCCGAGGTGTCTTACGGGCACGCAAACCCCGTTCCGGTCGGCGTTCTCTTTGGGTACGCCGGAACGGCCTTTGGCAATCAATTTGTCGACAGCAATATCATAGCGGACTTTCAACAAGTGCCGCCCCTGCACCGCGATCCTTTTGCCCGCGGGCAGATAATCGGTGCGGTCATCGACAACCCTGGAAGCGGATACACCTTTGCCACCGTCACCGTCACCTCCGGGGCAGGAACCGGCGCCATCATAGAAGCGGTGATTGTCAGCGGCGGCGTCGTGGCGCTCTTGGTTGTCGACAACGGCGGCGGCTATGTGACCGGCGACACACTAAGCATTGTCGGGGACGGCGCTGGAGCCACCGGGCACCTGACAATCGGACCTGAGACGGGCACCTATCCTGGTGTGCCGAGCTACTTCCAGCAACGCAGGGTGTTCGGCGATACGCTGAACAATCCAGACACCTACTTTATGAGTCAACCTGGTGCCTTTAAGAACTTTGACGCCAGGATCCCCACGATCGACTCGGATGCAATCACCGGCACGCCATGGTCGCTACAGGTCAATGGCATTCAGTTCTTTGTGGTCATGCCGGCCGGCCTCCTGACAATGACCGGTCTATCGGCCTGGCTCTTGGTCGGCGCCGGCAGCTTCGCAACCAATGTGCAACCGATCTCGCCATCGAGCCAGGTAGCGCAGCCTCTTGCCTTTAGTGGGTGCTCTCCGTTGCTGCCGCCGATTAAGATCAATTACGATATTCTCTATGTGGCGTCGAAGGGCTCGTATTACTTCGATCTGCCCTACCAGCTCTACGCTTTGTCGGAGCCGATCGACCTTACGATCTTTTCCTCGCACCTATTCGACGACTACACATTGCGGGAACACACATGGGCCGAAACGCCGTTCA